TCAACGCTGAAGGCTGACGCTGTAACTAGCGCACAAGACAATACGGCCTTAACACTATCTGGTACAGGAACAGGTGGTGTTAAGGTTAATGACTTCTTTGTCCAGACTAAAGGCGCTGACATTGCTTCCGGCACCACACTCACTCTGGGCAAAGACGGTAATCAGTTCGATGTCACTGGAACGACGACCATAACGGGCATAGCTACGCAAGGTATAGGATCATACGTCACCCTGCACTTTGATGGCATACTGACGTTCACACACCACTCCACTAATCTGATCTTACCGGGGGCGGCCAACATCACGACTGCCGCTGGTGATATTGCGGTTATGTATGAATACGCTTCTGCTGATTGGCGGTGCGTTAGTTACACTAAGGCTAGTGGTGAGGCAGTTGTTGCGGCTGCTGGTGCCGGAGCTTGGGAGTTGGTTGCTAGAACAGCAATTACTGGTGATGTAGGCAGCGTTGAGTTTAATACGGGCTACACTGAACACGCCGTTCAAATGTTCGTTCTTGAGTGCATTGACAGTACGGATGATACAACAAACCGCGTACTTGAATTGCAGTTTTCTGACGATGCTGGTTCGAGTTTTAAAACGTCCGGTTATCTCTCCTCCATGTTTCAACATTACAGTTCCGGTAGTACCAATCACGCAACCGCAACGTCATGGATTCAACTTTCTGACGGGACAAATACTAGTGACGAAACCGAAGGGCTTCACGGCATTGTGTATTGCTCCAACATGAACAACGCCTCCCAAAAAGCATATGCTTGGCACCAGTGTGTTTGGACAGCGGATGCTTCCAACCCTCTAAGGACAGCGACAGGGGGCGGAATATATAATACGGCGGCAGCTATAGATGGCGTTCGCTTTCAATTTAGCGGTGGCAATATCCAAGGGAATGTTGATGCCTTCATTACACAATATAGGCAGGTGTTATCGTGAGAAAATTAGTTGATGGAGAATTTGTTGATTTGACCCCAGAAGAGGTCACGGCAAGAGAAGCAGACGAAGCGGCAGATACAGCAAGGGTAACTGCCAACAAATACAAGGGTGATCGGTGTGAGGCTTATGGCAGCATTGGCGACCAGTTGGATATGCAATATTGGGACAGTGTAAACGACACAACTGTTTGGGTTGACCACATTGCGGCTGTTAAGTTAGCCAATCCGAAACCGGATTAAAGGAAATAAAATATGTCCGATCTCAAAGTTGACGGCATTATAGCTTCCACCGGCACCAACACTAACCTTACTCTCCAGGGTAAGGGGTCAGGAAAAGTTGACATTGGTGATGGCGCTTTAAGTTTCCCTGACGCTGATGGAGATGCTAACCAAGTTATTAAGACCGATGGCTCGGGGGCGTTATCGTTTGTTACGCCAGCGGCGGCTGGTTGGAATATTATCGGAACAGCGGTTGCGTCGGGTAGTGGCACCCTAGACATAACTGGGCTGAGTAGTACTTATGACACCTACGCGATTGGCCTTTCAGACCTCGTACCGGCCACAGATAATGTCGCCCCCTATATCCGCCTCGGCGATAGTAGCGGCGTCGATTCTGCGGGAAGTGACTATTCATGGTGCCAAATAGGGATGAGGAACAACTCTTCCTCTGTTCTTGGTGCTGTTGACGCCGCTGATAGCGAAATTGAATTAACTCCAGTGTCAGGGAATATCGGGAACGGTGCTGGCGATGGCTTGGGTGGTCTGCTTTTTCTCCACACTCCCGGCGATGCTACTGGTTGGCCTCGTCTTTCGGGAACAACCTACGGCGGCGACGATAGTGGCCCTATCGGTGTTTTTTCAACAATCGGCGGGGAGAGGAGGGCTGTAATAGTAGTGGATAGAATCCAATTCCTTTTCTCAAGTGGCAATGTTGCTACAGGCCGAATGACAGTGTGGGGAGTGGCTCATGCCTAGATTTCATACAACACAAAATGGGGATGTTCCATTCACGCCAGAAGAAGAAACAGCGAGAGATGCTGAAGAAGCTACATGGGAAGAAGAGGGGCCAGCACGGGCGTTAGTTGGACTCCGTGCAAAGCGTAACACCCTGCTAACCGAAACCGATTGGACACAGTACAACGACTCGCCGCTAACAGATGAGGTCAAGGCTGAGTGGGCCGTCTATCGCGTGTCGCTTCGTGATCTCCCTGAAAACACCGACGATCCCGCTGATCCGACTTGGCCGCCGCCGCCGGGGTGATGACTGATGCCAGCTGACATTAACGATTTATCGCGTATTCTAGGACGGCTTGAAGCTGATGCCAGTGCCGCTAAGAATCAACGCACTGAGATCTTTAAGCAATTAGAAGAGGTGAAATCGAAACTGTCTTGCCTTCCTCAGTTGGCGAAAACAGTCGAGTCACATTCAATAGTAATTGATGATTTTAAGCGACTCAAAAATAAGGCCGCCGGAATCATGCTGGTTCTAACAATCATCGGCGGGGCTATAGGATCAGCCGGGATGTGGATGGCAAAGAATTTCATATCGAAATGATAATTAATTATTATTATTGGAGAGCCGACGATGCCTAAACGCACCCTAATCGATATGGTCCAGAATATCATGTCCTCAATGGATAGTGATACGGTGAACTCTATCACTGATACTACTGAGTCTAGCGCAATCGCGGATATCGTTGAGACTACTTATTATGATCTAATTACTAATCGTGTTATTCCCGAGCACAAAGAGATTTTCGAGTTAGACGCTTTAGGCGATGCTACTCGCCCAGCGATGATGGAAGTACCGAGTACGGTAGAAACAATTGAGTGGATCAAGTATGACAGGCGACAGAGTAGCACTGATACTCGCCTGCGTTTCGAAACGCTCCTCTATAAGACTCCTGATGCTATGTTGGATCTACTTAACAGTAGGGATTCTACCGATACCACTACGGTAGTCAACATGCCATCCAAGAATACAACGAGCGTTGACCTTCTAGTGAAGAACAACGTCAACCCCACCTACTGGACCATGTTTGATGACAGATATATTGTGTTCGACTCTTATGATAGTGCTATAGACTCTACGCTGCAACAGAGTAAGACACAATGTTACGGCTTGAAGGAACCAAGCTGGACCAAGTCTGATACTTTCGTACCAGATCTTGACCTTGACTTGTTTCCTCTTCTTCTATCTGCTAGTAAGTCTGTCTCTTTCGCTACTCTTAAGTCTGCAAATAATCCTGCTGTTAATGCTGCTGCCCGTGCTCACGTTATCCGGACACAAGGGGCTAAGTATAAGAGTACGACTGCAGATGACATTGAGCGACTAACACCCTCCTTCGGTAGGCGGTCCACCTTTGGGGAAACGCGAAGCAATAGAAGTAGAAGGTCCCAATAATGTCGTATATTTTAGCAAACGGAAAAGAGATCACCATTGGCCGTGAGAGCCATACTGGTCTGCTTCAGTTCTTACTCCCTGAAGATGGTGGGCAACTGCCATCACTCTTATCAGGTAAGTTTACGGCTCAGAAGTTTGTAGATGAGGCGTGGAGCCAGTATCTCAGTAAGACGCCTAATCTGAGAACTGCTCACCCACTATCTGAAACTAGGGTAGAGAAAGAAGATAACTCTGCTTTCACTGAGACACTTCCTACTGAGCCTGTAAAGGCTAAGAAAGAACGCCCACCCCTCAGATATAAGAAGCCCAAGGTAAAGAAAGAGGTTAAATCAAAGGACGCTTAAATGGTTGGTGAGATCGACTCAACGAAGGTATTCAACACATTTGTTGCAGGACTCATCACCGAAGCGGGTCCGCTTACCTTCCCTGAGAACGCGAGTAAAGACGAACTCAACTGTGTCCTGAGTAGAAAGGGCAACAGGCGTAGGCGCTTGGGTGTTGACTATGAAAATAGTGGAGCGCTCTCTGCTGTTACTCTAACTGATGCTGCAGCAGCTGCACAAGGGCTCTTCACCGATGTTTGGACTTCTGTAGCGGGCAGTGGTACGAGGAACTTCCTTGTTCTTCAGATTGATACTACGCTGCACTTTTATGATCTCTCCGTTTCCCCGCTGAGTTCTGGTAAAAAAGGATTTACACAATCTATTAGCGGGTTTGCTGCTAGTGGTGCTACTGATGTAGGGCTTGAACCAATTACGATGGTGTCAGGCAGGGGGCTGCTCTTCTGTGCATCTAGTAAGCTAGAGCCGTTCTCGATTGAGTACTCTCCTAGTGGTGACTCCATCACTGCCACGCAGATTAGCTTAGAAATTAGAGATTTCGATGGATTAACTGAGAGTCCTGTTATCACCAATGATAACGAGCCCGCTACTCTCTCGACTACCCACGATTATAATCTGCAGAATCAAGGTTGGAACTCTCCCGGCGCTGGTGAAGCAGATCCTACAGTTACTTACTTTTCGAGTAAATCTGTCTATCCCCCTAACTCTAAACAATGGTGGGCAGGGAAAGATTCTTCTGAAGTATTCGATCCAAATTTATTGACTAAGTTTGATACAGGTAATACTCTGGCTCCTCGTGGTCATTATCTACTCAATCCTTTTTACAAAGATAGAACAACTGCATCAGGGGTTTCTGGCATTACAGTTGAATCTGAAACTAAGAGACCAGAAGTACTGGCCTTCTTTGCTGGTCGTGTCTGGTATATGGGTGTAGATTCCTCAAAGATCAACGGACATATCTTCTTTAGTCAAGTTCTATTAACTGCAAACCACGCAGGACGGTGTTATCAAGAAGCAGATCCAACATCCGAGGATGTGGCTGAGCTAATAGATTCAGATGGTGGTGTTGTGGTTATCCCTGAAATTGGAAGGGTTAGAGGAGCTATCGTCAAAGATCGCTTCTTAATTATATTTGCTAGTAACGGTGTCTGGTCTATTTCAGGTGGCGGTACGGATGGATTCAAAGCTACTGACTTCCAAGTACAGGAAGTAACTTCTACTGGTGTTACTGGTAAGGAGAGCATTGTTGTTACTGAAGCGTTTCCGATGTGGTGGTCAGAGCAAGGCATCTATACTCTTCTTGTAGATCAAGTCAGCGGACAACTCAGTGCTCAATCAATGACGCAGAATACTATCGAGACATTTTACCAAGATGATATTCCTGCTATGTCTAAGATTTATGCAAGGGGGCAATTTGATGATGCATCTAAGAAGATTTACTGGCTCTATAGTACGGTAGCCCCTGCCAATGATGCAGATAGATGGCGATTCAATGCTATTCTTGTCTTTGATACTTCAATAGGTGCATTCACTCCTTGGCAGATTAGTAACTTAACTAATAATAGTCCCTATCTATTTAGTGTCTTTAACCTACAAGCTATTCAAACTACGGATCGTACAGAAAACGTTATAGATAGTAGTGCTAATACCATCGTTACGGATCAAGGTGCTGGTACAGAGAACTCAGTAGTTACGGATGTGCAGACTATTAGTGGTAACACTACATTTCTCAAGTTTGTTGCTATTGTGCCTAATAGTGGAGCCGCTACTAATACATGGGTCTTCTGTGAGTTCAATAATGGTGACTTCCTAGACTGGGAAACCAACGATAGTACAGGGATTACTTATGATAGCTACTGGGAGATGGGTTACGAACTTTTTGGTTCTCTGACTAAGAAGCAAGTACCCTATGTACAGCTGTTCTTTAACAAGACAGAGACGGGAGCGGCTGGTGGTGCGTTGACTGCTCCATCTAGTCTCTTTATGCAGAGTAAATGGGACTGGACTAGTTCGGGTAATACAGGTCGGTGGTCTGAGTTGAAACAGGTATACCGTTTGAAGCGTGAATTTGATACAGGATTGATAACAGATGAACGTCCAGGGGAAGATGTCATTGTCTCGGAAGAGAAAATAAGAGGACACGGTAAAGCGTTCCAATTGCGTTTCGAAAGCGAAGACGGCAAGGATTTCGATGTTGCTGGCTGGCAGACCTTTGTGGATCAAACGAGTAATGTCTAATCTAGAAATGACAAAAACAGGAAAGTCATATATAGAGGAAAATAAAGAGCATATTCTTGCAATGATGTTCAATACAGTAAAGGATAGAATTTTACTAGCTGAAAACGATGCCATCAAATTTGAATGTGAAACAGATATGCCAGGACAACTTTGTTTTCACTATTCAATTAAACGCTGGGCACCGTCTGCATTTAAGATTATTCTACACGATTGGGAAATTGTAAAGAATGAATTAAAGAAGATTGGAGTTCCCTGCATTTCTGCTAGAGCGAAAATAGATGATACGAAGAATCTTAAGTTTTTTGAAATGATGAAGTTTATTCCATTTGGAACTTGGAGTGAGGACGGGGAAACCGTCAATTTAATAGAGTATAGGTTGGAGTTATAATATGTGTCCTCCAGTATTTGCAGCAGCAGGCGGG